CCAATTACGTTGGGCGCAAGAATTAATCGAGTTTGCATTAAAAATTGAACCCAATATTAAGTTAGAATTTGGCAGTGAAGACAACACAGGTATAGATGTTAACAGCAGTATCGCACGTATTGATAGTCAGATAGAATTCCTAAAACCATATCAAAAGAATGTTGTATTCTTTGTCAGCCAAACCGGCAGCTTGACCAAAGACGGGCAAATGGGTAAGTTTAACATCAAACGAAACAAAGAAGTCAGCGAGCAACTACATGCCGCAGGGTATTTGTTTAAAGAGCATAATGCAGATTACTTTACACCTGCAGACATTGAAAAACGTATTAAAGCCGGAGTTGATGCTATTAACATTGCTCCACAACTAGGTAAAATGCAAACAGACTTGTTGACAGAACTGGCAGGTCACACAGACGAATACAAGGCCTTTGCTGACTATGTATACAGCAAGCCTAACATTTGGACTCGTTGGATGAGCAACGGTAGCACTGACAAAGATACTGCGGTCAGCGTTAGTGGCCACTACCATTTCGGTACTGTAGAATATCAACGTGCCCATGCTATGATTGATCAACAAGCATTTTATGCAGAACTAAAGCGCCGCATCAATAAGCTCGTTGATATGTATAGAACATTTGATAAGGAATAACAATGTTAGAATTTTTAAAGAAAATCTTATTGATTAATTTCATACAAGATAAGTTAGAAGAACGTAAACAAAAAGCTATTATAGCAAAACGCTTGGAAGAACTACGCAAAAGAGATCCGTTTATTTACAAATGATTATTTGGGGAATTAGTGCCAACAGCCATGATGCTGCCATTAGCGTTTGGCACGATAAACAATTACAGTTTGCTGGCCACAGCGAGCGTTATAGCGGCAAGAAAAACGATGGAGACCTGCATCCAGATCTTATTCTAGATGCACTAAGCCACGGTGGCGCACCTGAGCTAATTGTTTGGTATGAAAAACCCTTGCTAAAAACAGCACGCCAGTTCTATGCTGGCCAAGGCCTTCGTTGGAAAGAAAACGATATTAAAGCATATCTTGCTCGTTACGGATTGACGCAACCCATTGTATATCAGCGACATCATGAAAGTCATGCCGCGGCTGGATACTATACCAGCGGATATGAAGATGCTACTATAGTTGTTATAGATGCTATTGGTGAATTTGAATGCTTGACAGTATGGCAAGGCAGCGGTAACAAACTAAAACAAGTATACAGTCAAAGTTATCCTGACAGTGTTGGCATTTGGTTTAGTGCTATGACACAGCGTTGCGGCCTAAAGCCCAACGAAGAAGAATACATTCTAATGGGTATGGCTGCTTACGGTGATCCCAATAGACTTAAAGCAGATATCTATACGGATTTCTTTAAAGATATATCTGGTCCAAAGATATCATTTAAACAAAACTTACATAGAGGATGTTTAGCATGGCGTCCTGATTTGACTACAGAGCAAGACATGTTTGACATTGCCGCCGCAACACAGGCTATATATGAAGAACTATTACAGGGTATTAGTACGTGGGCCGCTTATAACTTACCCAGCAGGAATTTAATTTTAATGGGAGGCTGTGCGCTGAACTGTGTGGCCAACAGCACAATTACAGGACAATGGCAACGTGTTTGGATCATGCCTAACCCGGGCGATGCCGGATCAGCAGTGGGTGCGGTGGCAGCATACTTTGGCGAACAAGTTACATGGCCCGGTGCATATCTTGGTTATAACATGGGAGATGTATATCCTGTGGAACAAACCATTGACGTACTTAAAGCACAACAGATTGCAGGCGTTGCCACAGGCCGCGCCGAATATGGTCCCAGAGCATTGGGCCATCGTAGCTTACTGGCAGATCCGCGTGGCAGTGAAATCAAAGACAAAGTTAATGAAATCAAACGTCGTCAAAAGTTCAGACCATTTGCACCTGCTATCTTAGAAGAATATGTACATGACTATTTTGATATGCCCCAGGGTATAACAGCCAGTCCTTATATGCAGTTCGTAGCCAAATGTAAGCAACCAGATTTATTCCCTGCTATTATTCACGCAGATGGAACCAGTCGTGTTCAAACTGTTAGCAAAGACGACAGCCCGGGCTTTAGACGTTTGCTGGAAGAATGGCACAGGGAAACCGGTTGCCCAATGCTGGTTAACACCAGTTTGAACATCAAAGGCATGCCAATGGTTAATAACCTTGCAGATGCCATAGCCTTTACCAACAAATACAATGTTCCAGTGCTGAGCTAAAATATTAAATACTAGTCTAATGCTAGACGTATTTTTCCTCAGTTATAACGAACCCTACGCCGATACCAATTACACACGGTTATTAGAATTTGCTCCGTTGGCCCGCAGAGTTAACGGAGTCAAAGGCTTTTATGAAGCACACAAGCGTTGCGCCGAATTAAGCATGACTTATAACTTTTATGTAGTTGATGCCGACGCATGGATAGTTGACGATTTTAATTTCAACTTTGTGCCCAGTACAGCACCCGGCTATTACAAACCCGAAAGCGACTTTCTTTATGTGTGGAGCAGTATCAATCCCATCAATGAATTGACTTACGGCTATGGAGGTGTTAAACTATTTCCTAAAATGGCCTTGCTGAATAAAAAGATTACTAGTATTGATTTTACTACCGGCGTTGGCCTCGAAACTAAAGTTATGGATGAAGTTAGCAACATAACTAAGTTTAACTATGACGAGTTTTATACTTGGCGTGCAGCCTTCCGTGAAGTGGTTAAATTAAGCAGCGGTGTTATTTTAGAAACACTTAGAGATAAGTTTACTGATGAACAAATGCTACAGTTCAAACAAGACAACTCACGTCGAGTTGAAGCTTGGTTGACATTGGGCGAAGACAAGCCCTACGGCGAGTGGGCTATGTTGGGCGCAGAACAAGCAGTTGCATTCAGCAAAAAATACGATAACGATCAAAGAGCATTAGCTTACATAAACGATATAGAGTGGTTAAAAAATGAGTTTACTAAACAATATTCTCAATCAAGTTCAGAATCAAACAGTTGAACTTGATTTAAGTAAAATTCCCGTAGTGTTCCTGAGCTTTGATGAGCCTAATGCAGATGCACATCACGAGCAATTATACAACAATCATCCACGCAAAGACTTAGTAAAACGTGTGCATGGTGTAGTTGGCTTTGACGCCGCACACAAAGCCGCTGCTGATGCAGCCGGCACAGATCGTTTCTTTACTGTGGACGCAGACTGTTTAGTAGATAAGACATTATGGACTAAAGCACTGGAAATAACTCCCGAATTACAAAAAGCAACATTTAGTTGGAGCAGTCGTAATGCAGTCAACGGATTGGTATATGGCAACGGTGGTATCAAACTTTGGTATGCACCTTATGTTAAGAATATGCAAACACACGAAGCCGCCAGCGATGCCGATGAACGAGATAACGTAGATTTTTGCTGGGACTTTGACAACTATAAACAAATGAATAATACCTACGGGACTGTTTATAATAACGCAAGCCCATTTCAAGCATTCAGGGCAGGATTCCGCGAAGGCATTAAAATGTGCTTGGATCGTGGCACTAAGATTGCTATTAAAGATTTTAAAACTAAGTTCTATCCTGCGAACTACAGTAGAATATTAACTTGGATGACTGTGGGTAGAGATGTTGAAAACGGTATTTGGGCAATGTATGGCGCTCGTATGGCAGCAGTCTTATTGTATACAGATAAAAAGTTTAATCACGTTAACATTCGCGACTATCAGTGGTTTAAAGAGTTCTGGGATAAAGTTTGGCAAGCAACAAAACAGGGAGAACTAGTCGATGACATGTGCATCGGCCTTAGAGGTACACTAAACACAGTATTGGAATTACCTATAGCAGAATTGAATCCGGAACAAAGCATATTAACTAAACAAATTAGTATTAGCCCCATGAAGAATAATGACTGGGGTACATTGTTAAATGCCAGTAGTTTACCGTTGTTTGGATTCTCCATGCCTAAATGGAAATAAAATGACACCTATATACTTTCTTTATAAAGACGAGTTAAATGCAGAAGATAACTGGGCCCAGCTAAAAAAGATAGCCGGTGAATCTGCTCGTCCTTTTAAGAGTACAGGCACAATATTTGAAAGCCACAAAGCCATAGCAGACAACTGCACCGAAGATAGATTTTATGTTGTAGACGGCGACTGCTGGATCTTAGACAACTTTAAATTTGATCGTAAGATTGACTTAACACCTCGTAGCGTAGCAGTATTTCGCGCTAAGAATCCTGTTAACGGATTAGTATATGGGCACGGTGGCATTAAGTTGTTTAGTCGAGATTGCTTTGGTGCAGAACGACTAGATAAGCCTGACATGACTACTACACTAGCAGATGCTTACATTAAACTAAATGTCCTGGCCAGTGAGCATAGATTTAATTATACACCTTATAGCACTTGGCGAACAGCATTTAGAGAAACCGTTAAATTAAGCAGTGGTATTAACAAAAACAATAATGATCAAGAAAGCCAGGATAGGCTAACAATGTGGTGTGAAGCAGGTATAGAATCGCAATACGGATATTTTAGTGTAGTGGGTGCAAAGCAAGGGGTTGTATTTGCCAAGAAGCATAAAAATAATTTGGATAAAGTCAATGATTTTGTATGGTTAGAAGAACAGTTTATTAAATGGATAGGATTATAATATGGAAAGTCGAGCAGAAGATAATTTTAGTTGGTTATTCGGGTTAAGATCCTATTACATGTTCCTTAACGACAAACCTAAGTTAGAACTAATAAGAAGTTTGATTTCTTTAAAGTATGGCAAGAAGGAAGATGGTCATCATATACTTAAACGTATATGCTTGACGGATATTGAACAGCATACATCGAAGTATCAAACAGATAACAGAGAGAATAGATTTAACTATTACTTTGACTTACTCAATGATGCCGATAGTCTAGACATACATAAAGTTTTAAATCTTATTAATTTATTAGAGCCAGATCCTTTATGCAATAGCCTGGAAAATTTAATATCAACCTATGGTGCTAGCCAAAGTGTTGTTGATGCATTCAGCAAAGGGCAAGTAACCAGTAAGGTATGGCTAACAGAAACACTACAAAAATTAATTAACCCTAATATCGTATTAGACAATATAGTATTAGTGGGCGGATGGTACGGGCATCTAAGTCATTATCTTAAGAATAGAATAAGTTATAACAAAATATACAATATAGATCCACATGAGTTTAACACTTGCGTGGGTCATGAATTCTTTAATATGAGTTCTCCGGATTTTATACCTTCGAGTACCACTATCGAAAACATCGATGTTACACTTGAAGGCTTTAAGATTCCTACTGGTTATTACGATAAAAGCAATGACTTTCATTTTAACGTTACTGGTAGTCAAACAGTAATGCCAGACTTAGTTATTAACACTAGCTGTGAGCATATATCCGATGGATGGTATAATAAAGTACCCGTGGGTAAAATGATTGCTATACAAACTAACAACTTGTTTAATATTGCGCCAGATCATTTTAACTGTATAGAAAAACAAAGCGACATGGACCATAAGTATCCCATGAGCAAAGTATTATTCCAAGGCGAATTAGATATTACTATGGGTAAACGCTTTATGAAGATAGGAATTAGATAATGTACAAGTCCTCGGAAATCACCACAGTTCATTTGGAACTGTCTGAGTTATGTAATGCCAGTTGCCCCCAGTGTGCTCGTAACATAAACGGTGGCGAAGAAAATCCGCAGTTGCATAATGCCGAACTTAGCTTAGAAGATGTACAAACAATTTTTAAGCCCGACTTTATACAACAGCTTAAAAGACTGTATATGTGCGGCAACTATGGAGATCCTATTACAGCCAAAGACACGCTGGAAATATTTGCATACTTACGTAGTCATAATCCCAAGATGCAGTTAAGCATGCATACCAATGCCAGTGCTAAAACACCTGAGTGGTGGAGTCGCTTGCCAGCCGCAATGGGAAAAAATCATTATGTGGTGTTCAGTGTTGACGGGCTAGAAGATACTAATCATTTATATAGACAAGGCACAGTATGGTCTAAGATTATGGCTAATGCCCAAGCTTTTATTCAAGCAGGCGGTAAGGCACGATGGGATTACATTGTATTTGCACATAACGAGCACCAAGTAGAAGAAGCCAGAGCACTAGCAACCTCCATGGGCTTTGATCAGTTCAACATTAAGAAGAGTAATCGTTTCTTCAGCACAACACAAGGCGCAGTTAAAATGGCACACCAAGCAGGCAACCGCAAAGGTGCAGAAACTACGCTAATAGCCATGCCAACAAATCCCGAGTATCAAAACAGTGCTATCAAAGGCATGGTTGAGATTAGCAAAGACAAAGGCGTAATTCCTATTAACTTCATGACCACCGTCAAAGACACCGAAGGAAGATTAGGGCGCCAAAGATTTAACTTGGATCCTTCTAAGAAGAAAGACATGGAAAAGTATTGGGACAGCACAGATATTAAATGTAAAGTTGCCGAAGAAAAAAGCGTGTATGTTACAGCAGAAGGTTATTTGCAACCTTGTTGTTGGACCGCAGGCCAAATGTATATTTGGTATTGGTTGCCTCGAGGCGGACAAATTTGGGATGCAATTAATCAAGTAGGGTTAGACAGCTTAAATCTTAAACAGCATGATATAAGAGATGTTATTGATGGCAAATATATACAAAGTACTATACCTGACAGTTGGAGGTTAAATAGTTGTGCAGAGGGCAAGTTAGCAGTATGTGCAAAAACTTGCGGGACAAAATATGATGCATTTAGTGAGCAATTTAAATGAACTTAAAAGACGTTAAAAAAGTAGAATTAGAAATAACCAGTAACTGCAATGCAGCCTGCCCAGGATGTGCCCGCACACAAAACCTAGACCTTATTACAATAGATACTGTTACACTAGCAGACATTATGAATATGTTCCCCGAAGAGGATATGATAAGCGATAAGAACTTTAAGTTCTGCGGTGTATTAGGTGATCCGATTGTTAATAAAGACTGTTTGGATATCGTTCGTTACTTGGTCGCCAACGGTGGCTTTTGTCAATTGAGCACTAACGCTGGCCTTAGGGATGCGAGCTTTTGGACAGAATTAGGTATGCTTAGTAAGCATACCGGCAGGGTAGATATAAACTTGTGTATCGATGGCCACAAGGAAACTAATCACATATACCGTATTAATGTTGATTGGGATAACATTGAACGTAACATAGAAGCTTACTCAGCGGCAGGTGGCGCCGGCACTTGGATATACATTGTATTTGACCATAATGAACGAGAGTTAGATATAGCAGAACAACATGCAAAGCGTTTAGGGTTCCAGTT